TTAGCTATTATCTGAGCTTGTCGTTCTCTTGGCTTGTTCAGTTCAGCAATGAGCAGCTGTGACTTCAAATGATCGACTTCTTTTGCATATTTCTTTGCTGCATCCGGGTTGTACTTTAATGTTCCAGTGGACACGTATTCTTTTCTTGCTGCATTAGCCAGCGATTTCATATGATTTGCATAATTCGCATACAATTCCTCGACGGGGTGCCCTGAAGATAGGGTACGGGCATCAGGGGTTTCCATCATCTGGCTAGATTGCTGGGTTCGCATTTTTTGCTTACCCGTCTTGGGGTCTGTGTAGTAAAGACGATCCGAAGTCTTGTAAATTAATTCGCCAGTCTCCGGATTAATTCTGGGAGTTCCCTGTCTCTTCGGTACACTAACCTGCCCCTTAGCTCTCGAAAGAATCGTTCCAGCTCCATATCCAACGTTTCCGTCATCTTTTATATGCTTCTGGTACTTTTCTTTTAATGCAGCAATTCCGTTTTCTTCATAACTGGATTGGTAATCCAATTTATGTTTTGCGGCATCGATAACAACCATAGAATGCCTAACGGCTCTCGCCAATTCGTCTGGTGTTGCACCCTTAATAGTCATATCGGTAACCAAATTCGATACTTTGCCCATTTCAGTTTGGGTATTTCTCATAATTTTGAATTCATGACCATTACGATAATAATGCTCGTTGCCATTCGAATCGGTTTTAACGTCGTCAGCACCATATTGCATTTTCGGTTCAAATCCAGCTAGACCAGCCAAAGGTTTCTTCGACGTGATCTTTACTTTACTGAACGTACTATTGCATGGAATGACAAGAACTGTATCGCCATCGAAATCAGCACCGGAAAGAATTCCAGCATTCTTTGCATTAATTCCAATAGCATCAACAGCTTGTTTCGTTATGGTTGATGACGCTTCTTTGTTTTTGTTATTGACTTTAAGAATCGGAATTTCGAATGTTCCACCATGCGGGAACCGGATAAGAGCAACAGTTTCGCCATCGTGATACTGAGGTGCGAATACTTCGTTGTCTTTTAAAGATGGGACTGGAAGAATGACTTTGTAAGATTGTCTTGGAAGCGCTGCAGCTTTTAGGTTCACAGCGGCTTTATCACAATCCTGTGCAAAACTCATGAGCATATTCTTTTTGACAGTCGGATTTGTGATGGACATGATCTCTTTGTATTCGATGTCCTTATCTTCTTCAGACATTTTCAACTGTTTTTGAATCAGCTCTTTCTTTTGCTTGGCTAAGAACTGTGAAGGAAGCTGTTTACTCCATTCGCCCCAATCTCCTTCATCTGACCGTTTGTTAATCAATGAAAGCTGCTTCTTTCCATTTTTGTCATAATAGTACGATTGGCCACCATTTTTAGATGATGGCTCTTTTGGATCGTAAACGCCTTCTTTGATCAATGATCCGAATGGATTTGTTTGATCGACGTTTCCATCTTTATCGGTCTTTACAGGTTTCAAGACTTTTCTCATCGGTGTGCCAGATGGTTTATTTGTGTTGAACAATACGTCAACTCCATCTGGAAGATTATCTGAATAGACCGCCATGCCTTTCAAATATCTATCGCCATCAACGAGAATTCGAACCTGTGCGTAGTGAGATCCACCAAGATCCAGGTCAGGAACTCCTCTTCGAAGCTCTATTACTCCGTCCTTTTCAACGCCGCCTTCGTCTCCATAACGAATCGCTAATCTTTTCGAATCCATCGACTTCGGAAATACCCACTTTTTGTCATAGGTGTCACCGCCATCATTGGATACGTAATCATTGATTGGTTTTATGTTCTGGAAATCGTAAGCGGCGCTATGAGGAGTTCCAGGTTTTGCAAGACACATGAATGTTGTTTGCTGCGCTGAATTCGGATTTGTAACCTGTGGCACTCGTCCTCCGTACTTCTCATAACCGTCGAGCTGTGCTAATGCAATAGCCTTGCTAAGTTTCTCTTTGGTTATTCCAAGTTCTTTCTCAACACCATCACCAATATCAATAATGCCTTTTTCGTCAGCCTGTTTCTCAAGAAAGTCAGCGGTTGCACGCGAAGCTTTTGTTGCTGAGTCATGCTTCTTTCCTAGAAGCGCACGAACAGATGACTCAGGCATGTCAAGCTTCTGTGAAATATCATTGTACGTTGCCCCATGCTCACGCATTGATTTGGCTGTTGCAAGATTACGTGCCTCACGCTGTGCTTTCGCAATTGACAGCTGATCTCTGAAGGATCCTGTACTCATACCCATTGACTTAGCAATTGCCGTGTTTCCGGTATAAGTTTTGTTTGTTTCAGGATCCGTGAAGGTGAATCCTTTTGTCTTCTGTTTTTCAGATACGGCTCTCAAGAATTCATCAACACTGTCATCATCTTTAAGGTTAATACTTGTCTTGCTGTTCTGAGATCCATACTTAACCCCAGTTAACTTCTCTGCACGAGAGATAAGATCGCCAGTTCTTTGGTATGGATCTTCACCTGAACCCCATGGATATCTACCAGATCGTCTGGGCATACCGTAATGCATCAGATAATCTTCGTTTTTTGTTTTCCGCATAGCCTTAGCCAAGTCTCGCGGACTAAACCGGTCAAATATCATACGGCATCCCTTTCTATCTTGGTAACCACATTGTTAGCATGTACAATTTTATCGATGACGCTTTTTAACTCCTCAGCTGTTGGAGTCAAAATATCAACTTCACCGAATTGGTAGATACGTAGCTCATGATCAATTGTCTTTGGATCCACCTTGTATTCAAGGCAGTACAAAGCGTCATAGATCAAAAGCTGTTCGAAGTGAGCAGGGATTGCACCAGTCTTCAAATCATGAATTCGAAGAAGGCCATCTCGCATACACAAAGCATCAGATGTTCCGAAGAAGTCTTCGGAATAATAAAGACGCTGCTCGGAACTCATTCGAAAACCGATCGCGTCGTTAATAAAAAGAACAGCAGTTTTAAAAACTTCGTTTGGAATATACTTAAGCCCATCGATCAACTGAACACCGTATATAGAAACTTCATCCAGTCTCTCGTCATAGTATTTCTCAAACAGACGAGTTTTCACATCTTTACGAACCTCTTCTGCCGAAGTTACTTTCGAACCAGATTTGATCCGAATGGACGACCATTCATGAATCTCTGTTCCAAGAGCCGTTCTTCGAAGATTCTGAACTCTGGCAATCAGTTTGTCGTCGTCATAGTTTAACCAGGACGGCTGGCTTGGACTAAACGTTGCGTGAGCATCTTTTATTTCCAGATGCTTGTTCAAAGGTTTGCTTAAGTTCATTCAGTACCTCCTCCTTGTTTTCGGGATAGACGAATCTTGCAAACGACATTTCATTCATTTGCGAAACTCGGTATTCCTGATTTGGTTGCTTATGTGCTGTCTTTGCTTTCTTGCATTCAAGTGCAGCCCACTTGTTCTGATACAGAACCAGGAGGTCCGGTGTCCCTTGAGGAATTCCAGGATCTGACGCATCCAGTTTCATGACGATGCTTCCTGGAAACATCTCTCGAACGTCCCGAATCAGCTTGGCCTGAAAGTCTCGTTCAAGTAGTCTGCTCATCTTGTGCTCCTTTCTGAATTGGGCGACCAAAAACGAAAGAGAAGAAAGATCGCGTAAACTCGCGTTTTTATCTTTTCTTCTCATAACAGTCCCTGTAAATCCTGCGGTTCACAAATTTGAGCAAAAAAAAAGAGGACATGCCATTTTGGGCGCATCCTCTAATTCGATCATTCTTCTTTGTGCTGCCGCTTCTTAATCTCATCGGCAATCGTCGTAATGAAAATATCAATCCGATCCTGACGGGCTTTCATTCTTTGCCCGATCAAACAGAACCCAACGACGATTGAACCGGAGATTGCGAATAAGCCTGCTCCAAACAGCAATCCTATTTGACTGATATGGAACAGCCAGCTCATTAACAGAGCAAAAGAAATTACGTACGAAATCACTCAAAAGTCCTCCATTTGTGAAGATCCTGAAAATCGCTAAAAATACCCAAAAATTTGGTTAGGTGTCAAGGTGTCACTTTTTTTCGTATATTTATATAAAAATATTAAAATTTTTTTCACATTAATTGTAAAAAAAAGTGACACCTTGACACCTAAATCATAAAAATGACCAAAAAACAGTCAAAAACACCCAAAAAAGGGCATTTTTAGGCAATTTTTAGCCATTTTTGACCATTTTTAGCCAAATTTTAGGTGTCACTTTAGGTGTCACTTTCGTGTCACTTTTTCAAAAGTGACACCTTTTTTGACACTTTTTTAGCATTTTTCGCGATTTTTTCCGATTTTTCAAAGTCAATTTTTCTCAAATTTCGCGATTTTTTGTTTAGGTGTCACTTTCGTGTCACTTTTTAAAACTAAAAGTGACACCTAAATTTCCGATTTTTAGGCCTCTTTGTCACCAATTACACGCCCAGTTTTGATGTCCTGGACCCTAATTTTGCCGTACAAACGATACCCAAACCGCTTACAAATTTTGAAAATTACAAGCAGAAATCCATGAAACTTCGGATCATAATTCTCATTTCTCTTCGTCCTAGGATCCTCAGAATTGGCAAAATTCTTCTGCTGTTCATCGATTGGGGCAGATTCAATAGCCCCCTCAACGATGTCCTCAGGTACCGTTTTTGCTACAAAATCTCTCTGCTGCTCATCAATTGTCATCATGTTTATCTCCTCCTATTTCGCTTATAACAGTCTTTTACATATGAAAAATGCACCCTATCATTTAAGGATGCATCTCGTTCAACTTGTCTATTTTCTTCAACTTTCTTTTTCCACGCCCCGTATTTTTCACAAATATCATGACATGTCGGTGTCCGGTCGTCACAGTTTTTGCATGGGCAGTCATTGCTCGACCTAAATACAAACGGTATCATACGCAAATGATCTCCTTGGCATAGGGTAATCCTTCGATCCACATAGTGAAAACCTGCCATTCGATCAGTTTATGGTACCGCCTCTGGTTCCAAATATTGGACAGAGTCTGATAATTCATCTGATAAGTCCGCTTTTGGTTAAAACTCTGCGGCAAATTCATCAGAATCTGGTTCCAAAAGCTCTTTGCATGTGTCGGATCCTCCGTATTCTGGTACTTATCGATCCAAAAGTTCAACTGATAGATCGTATTTTCGAGCGTTTGACGCCCAATATCGGTCGAAGAGTCTGTTGAGAAGTCCTCAATCGTCAATTTACGGCTTCCAAGTCTATGCATCGTGCTCGTGCTGTTGTCTGTAACCTCTCCAGCAGGGATCGAACCGACCTGATAAGTCTCAAACTGCTTCCACCAGTACAACGGAGCCGTGATATCGACCCAAGCATTGATCATTCGACGGTATTTTGCATGGTCAGAACCCGCTACAGCGAGCCTTTTCATCAAATCCAGGTCCTTTTCTCCGATTTTCAATGGGATTCCATACACATTGAACTCTGAATCGCTCTTTTCCCACGATTCCATAGGGTTTCTCATGCCTCTGATAGCTGGTTCAAATCCGTAAACTGTCGTTTTTTCGAGTAAAATCATAAAAATCCTCCTTATTAAGTTGAAATTTGGCCTGCACAAGCTGCATACCCACAAATATCGATGTAGGTATCAGTCTTTTCTTCTTTACAAGTCATGGCACGCCCTATCTTGAATAGGACCATCGCCATCGCAACGTCTTTTGATGATATGTCACGAACAACCGGAACACGACCAAAATATGCTGTCCATAGCTTCGCGATCACCTCAAAATTATCTTCAGGCTCTCCATATTGCTGATTTCGGTCCGATGTGACAATTTTTTTCGCTTCTTCTAATATCTCTTTTCGGTTCATTATTAATACGCTTTCTTTGGAAACGGATCCAATGCCTTCAATTGTGCTCTACGACGTTCTTCTCTAGTCATATACACCTTGCCATTCGTCATATATCTGAGTGGCTTGTTGAATGGGCATTCTCCATCCTTGTACGCTGGAACGTCCGGTGAACTCAGGCAGTTACAAAAATAACGATGAGTTGCGCTGTTATAGTGCCTCGCAAAACAAGGTCTTGAATCACCACAAATTGCAAATCCAATCATACATGCCTCCACAATGCCTCTGTAACGCTCTATTTGCCGTCTATTTCCGTTTCTGTCCATTCTTTCGATCCCTTTATCGTTGAACTGGCAGAATATAATTTAGACATCTTTAAGGGCGTCACAGGACTATTCAGATTATTCAGACTTTTGTTTAAAATACTCAGGTTTCGCATATTCTGGACCTTTATGATCCGTTTTCTTATATGCATTTATATAATTTTTGCAGGTATAGCAAGGATCCTTACGCCTAAGCATTGGATCCAGTTCGAAGAACGCACAATTACGGCACCATGGACCGTAGTCAATTCTCTCCCAGCCGTCGTCCATCTCAAAGTTGAGTGGCTTTACTGTGTCGGTATCTTCTGTCTGAAGGCATTCTTCGCAAATATCTCCACGATCTGGAAGGTGTTTACACTTCGGACAGAAGAATCGGAAGTCTTTGATGATCACTTCAGTTCTCCTTTCGTTCAATTGCAAGAAGCTTTGGTTCGATGCTGAATATGAAATCGCGATCGATGGACTTAAACAGTTTTTCCGTTGCCAGAATTCTGTAACCGCATGCTTTGAAGATGCTCGGTTCACGGACAATACCAATTGTTATCCGCACTCTATCATCGACAAAGTTACTTGACCAAACTTTGATGCATCTAATATTTTCATAATCGTCTTTAAAGCTCAGTGCATCATCTACAACGTCTTTGATAAGCTGAATTTCATCTTTATTGAAAAAAGTTTCAAATTCGTCTTCCGTATCTATTGATACCATAGGTCTTGACTTTTCTTCGTTTTTCATAGTAAGTTCTCCTTTTACATGAATATAAAGAATTGAAGCGCCATGATCGCTCCAACCAGGATAATCTTTGCAATATCAATCACTGTACAAAGGCTGCGAGCGCGTCTGTTTGTCCAGTAAAACCAATAATATGTTTTCGACCCGTTCTTAGGCCGATATCGGTCCTTTATGCAAAGCTGCATAAACTCAAAACTGAAATAAACGACACACAGCACGACAGTTACAATTTCAATAACGCTCATTCGTCCTCCTTGTTTTCATCCTCGTTCATAGGGACAGGACTATCTTCTTCATCTTCGTCTTCTGTAAGCCCCAGAGCGTATGCCATGTACATCCGAATCGTTCCATCCAGATGATTGGTAGCATTTACAAGCTGACGGACAGCATTCGCGAGCCCTCTAAGCTCTTTTGTCTGTCTTTTCATTTCCTCAAGTCTCAGCTGCTCTTCTCTAGTCATTGTGTTTCCTCCTTTTTGAAAAAAAATATAAAAGAAAGAGGACTCGATCATTTCGATCAAGCCCTCAATCCGGCCAACCAAACAGTCAATCTTCGTCATCCCCTACAAGCCCGAGAGTATATTCCAGGTGTTTCTGAATTGGTCCGCCAACTTTACGGACATCGTTCATTATCTCTCTGGTCTGCCTTTTCATTTCCTCTTCGTAATCATCTACATCTACAACCTCAAAAGTATATTCCATGCGCTTCTGAATTGTTCCGTCAAGCCGATCGATAGCATTCACTAGTTCTCTGGTCTGTCTTTTCGTTTCCTCTTCGTCTTTACCATCCTCTACAAGCCCAATAGCATATTCCATGTACTTCCGAATTGCTCCGTCAAGCTGACGGACAGCATCCATGAGCCATCTAAGCTCTCTGCTTCGTTCGTTCATTTCCTCTTCATCTTTGCTATCCTCTACAAAAAATTCAAGAGCATATGCCATGTACATCTGGATTGTTCCGTCAACCCGACCGGTAGCAGTCGCAAGCTCTACAATCTCTCTGGTCTGTCTTTTCAGTTCCTCAAGTCTCAGCTGCTCTTCTCTAGTCATCATGTTTCCTCCTTTGATTTGACAAGTTTTAATAAAAGCAAGAGGACCTGATCATTTCGAACAAGCCCTCAAGCTAGTCAACCAATTTTTGTAATCTTTTCAGTTTTTTGATTCTTCCTAACGGTTTTTAGAGATTCATCAATCAGGTCTACACTCTGATATCCGAACACCTCAGTCAATCCAATTCCTATTGAAACACATCCTAATATTACATTAGAATGCAGAATCGATAGAACTCCGATTACCACAAGTGCTATCGGATTCATAGCGTATACCCATGCCGTGAACCACCCTAAACCTCTGCTAAGTTTTCTCATACAAACCTCCTTATTAATACAAACAGTTTAGTTGCATTATAGGAGTTGTAATAATTGCGGTTACAGCTTAATGCCAAGCAACGCAAGAACTGTGACAATCAGACATCCGAGCCCAATCCATAACGAGTCGAATAGGTTAAGCTTCATAGCAGGTCTCCTTTTCGTCCATCTTTGCTCCACAGTGTGGGCAATAAGCCAAGCTAGGAATCATCGCCTCAGGAACGCATAGTAGAAAACTGCAATTTGAACATTTTAAATCAGCGAACAGGCCTTTTATCCAATGCGCATGCACCACTGGTACAGTATCAATGTTTTTTGCATGCTCAATATCTCTTAACATTTTCTCAAGTGCATCGGTGTTAATCAGTTTCATGGTTTTCCTCCTTATTTACATAAAATATCTTACCGCTTAGTCTGGTGATTAAGTCGTCTTTTTGAATGTAATAGTGGCTATAGTAATCCAGCTTTTGAAATAGACGTGATGTCCGTTCTACCCTAAAAGATTGGCTAGCAACAGGGCACAATGGAGAAGGATATAGGGTTACAACGATAGCATCTAACGTTGGATTTACCGTAAGGGCCTTTTGAATCAAGATGTCACAATCGTTGATGTTATTGACCCCCATGTTGATTGCATGGTCTAATGTCCATTCCAGTTCATTGTCTGTGAAGTACTTAGTAGAATCGGTCGATGACCTTTTTGAAAGCTCGTAATTCACAAGTTCAGTAATATCAAAACTAGAACCACCATCTCGGCACAGCATTCTAACATACGATTCATCCAAATCACTACACTTGGAAAAATCAATGATGCTCTTTTCTCCGTCGTCCGTTATGACGTTTATATATAGCATATACATGCGATCCTGTTCGTCATCGTCAGAATGTATTACATGGTTGATGTGCCCATAAACAGTTTTTACTTTAAATATACTGTTGAGAGTCAACTCATGTACGATATTTTTAACCAGAGTTTCAGTTAACCCATCCGATGCAATTTCAAACAAAGATTTTATAAACGGAAGTGGCCAGTCACGATCTTGTGTGGACAATAAAAATGATGTGCACGGATCCGGTGTTCCTAAATATTCTTCTTCTTTGTTATTTATGTCTACCCACGTATAATAGGTATCGAGCATGCATATGTCATCATCAGAACTAATATGCACTCTTTTATACTTTGGCTCATTCTCCCAAAGAACTGTATATCTGTTATCGAATGTTACATACTTATAACCCTTCTTCATGCATTCAACTGCATGTTCTTTAAGCTCTTTGCTATACATAATCATTACCTCCTTTTATATGATTACTTTTTTGTTGCCATCTTCTATATAGACGTTCAACATGGTTTCAGTCGTTTCGGAATTTGCACCTACAAACATGGGCGTTTTGTCATCGTATGAGAACTTAGCAGACCCTTCAAATATCTGTCTTTCTTTGGAATCAAACACGACGTATGAAATAGCCTGAACATCTGCGAAATCATTGGATATTCTTTTAGATCGAATCTTAATTATTCCTTTCACGCAGCTTTCATTCGTCATGCTTTCTGCCGTTGTTATTAACAGATTTACAAACTCCGTTTCTTTTTCGGATAATTCTTTTGGATCAATCTGGTAATAGAAAAACAGTCGGTTTCCAACTTTCGCCCTTTCGTACTTATCTGGGTTTAGTTTCAGAAGATATGCAGATACTCCACGCAAATGTTTTGAGACCTTGAACGTTTCAGCAATGTCTGATGGAATGTCTAAATCAAAATACACAATGCCGCTGCTATGCCATGCATGCAATTTCACATGGCACCTAGCTTCCAGATTGATCCGTGCATGATTCACAGCTTTTAGAATATCCCAAAAGCAATACACGGCGTTATACTTCGGATTTGCGAATTCTGCACGAACTGTAACATGTTTGAAATCCATAGTTACCTCCTTTGATTTGACAAGTTTTAATAAAAAGCAAGAGGACCTGATCATTTCGATCAAGCCCTCAAGCTGGTCAACCATTACTTATTTCTTGGTTTCTTGTCCTTTACGACGTATTCGATTGTTTGACCGAGCATAATCACCCAATATGCTATAGCGCAATACCCGAAAACAATCTCGATCGCATTAACCATTTTTTTCATAACAAACCTCCTTTAAATAAAACCAATGTTTAGTTTCCATTAAAGGAGTTGTAATATCTGCTCTCGTTGAACGTCTTCTTATCAGCAAGTGCTTTAGAGATCGCCAGATCAATCCCACTTCGACTCTTCAGCGTGTAGTAATATAAATGCTTATACGGAGTGTTCATGCGATCGATTCGTCCCTGTGCCTGCGTGACAGTACGATACGAGTATGTCTGTGAGAAGAACACAATCGTATCAGTCGTGATACAGTTCCAACCCTCGGCACCGGCCAGATAGTGAACCAGATACACCCATTTTTGAGTCTTTGGAACTTCCTGATGCTTATGTCCGTTCCATTCTGCAACTTCGACATCTTTTCCATAGTCAAGAGTCTTCAGAATATCCAGTTCAAAGTCGTAGTTATAAAAGATAATCAGCCTTGGATGATCTTTGAAGATCTTCAGAACCGCTTCAAACCGACTTGGATCAGTATTGACAATTCTTCTAAGGGTTACGCACAGGCTTGACGCTGAGTCAATCGGCTCTTTCTTATACGGATTCCATCGTTTCCGAATGACTCCACGATATAATTCTTTATCGTAATCAGTCCAGACGTCTTCCATATGCTTCTCAGCCTGATTGATCGCATCCATATCAACCAGAATACGGTTTCGAAGCCGTATTAAACGACCTGTGTTAATATAACGATCAATTGCTGGGAATTTTACATATCGTTTGTAAATGACGTGTTCATGCTTGAATTCTGTTTGGTTACGGTAGAATCGATTCGCCGTAAATACTGCCCAGTAATCCATCCAGCAATCTCCTGGAGTGGCAGATAGCATGATCCATTGGTTCTTATGAGCAATCTTTATAAAACGTTTTGCCCATTTTCCTTCGCCTGTTACACGATCCTCATCAAATATAAAGAAAGCATCTGTAATTGTTACGTACTTCCGGATGTTGTTCCAGCTGTCGACAACAACCTTGTTCCTATATAGTGAAGTTTTTGGATCTGTAAACAGACCAAACGGGATCATCTCTTCTTCCCATTCCAAACTGTCTCGCTTCTTAGCGGTCGTGATGATATACAGATCTAGCGGTTTTCTCATCCTCTTCGGTGGCTTTTCGCCGTCTTTTCCCTCGAGTGAATCGTAAGAACCGCCATTCTGAATATAATAGTAAGCCAGAGCTGTTCTGCTTTTACCGGTTCCAACAGCTGCACACAGAATGCAGCCGTTTCTCATTTTTTGAACAGCCGCAATCTGTGCCGGGCTTAACTGAATTTGATTCATGTTGTTCTGGAACGATCTTTAATATTACTAGTGACCCACGGAACCGCTTTATTGCAGAAAATATAAGCGATCTCTAATGCAACAATGAGTGACTTAATAGAACATTTTGTCTTCTCCATACTATTACAGCTCCTCTCTATCGTAACGAATCGGAATGAAATATTTGGTGCACATATTCCTTACCCATATACAATATGGGTCATGGCTCCATCCATTCAGGAAGTAAACGTCAGTCACATCGTCGGGATCAAACGCATAAGTAATATGCACTTCTCCATGATACAGATCGCATACTTTCTCCGACGCTTTTCTCATGATCTCCCACGCAGCACTAAATGTTGGCATATTGCTTGACGGCATACAGATATAAACGTTGTGTTTTTCCATTGCTTTCTCCTTTATATTGCATATGAGATGCCTGTTGTTATGAACACTTTGTATCTATAATTTGATATCGCAAGCATGACTAATAAATACTCATCTTCATTTAAATCATTAACAGTTTCATTTTTTCTTTCCGCGCATATACTGATATTCGGATACTGGTCAGACAGTTGTTTTAGTGACTGCGTGCCGTCAGGTGCATCGTTAAGCATTTCGTGCCTCCTTTGATTTGACAAGTTTTAATAAAAGCAAGAGGACCTGATCATTTCGATCAAGCCCTTAAGCTGGTTACTTACCATCAACGGTAATTGATGTTACGTCTCCGCTCTCATTTTCTTCTACATTTGTGAGCACCATTTTCTTAAACAGTACTACCATCATCGATAATCCACATAAACCAAGTATGAAGCACGCGACTCCAAGCCACATGCTTCCGCATATAAGCGAATGAATTCCGATTAACGTTAGTAGAAAGTCATTAGTGAAGTACACCAAACCAAACATAGAAAAGAACGACTGTTTCATAACAAACCTCCTTTAAATAAAACGATAGTTAGTTTCCATTAAAGAGGCTGTAAATCCTGCGATTATTCATCGTCTTCTGTGTTATCGCGATCATATTTGTCGGCGAACTCATCCTCTTCAATCGTGAAGTGTCCGCTACGAATGTACGCCTTCACGTGTTCGTCTCCTGTCCGGTCATCTACCCAGTACCTTGGATTCAGGACAATATCTGCTTTTACAATATCGGCATAGTCAAGCTGCCCGACAGTATCTTCGGAAAGTCGTGTCTGCTTCTTTCTCGTTTCCAAATATAATGCCGGTGGTTTAACGCTATAATTAACTGCCACCGGAAGATAGTGCCTTGCGGGTTCGCTGTCATCTCTGGCAGCAAGAATGCGTACGTTCCATCCGTCCTCTGTCAGCTGGTCCGCCACATTCTCGTCGTCAATGAACACACAGAAGTTTCTGTTACCCTCTTTGTTGTATTTCGTTTCTCTTCCAGAAAAATTTCGAAATATAACAGATGCGTCCTCTATGATCAATCTGTTATTTCGATTATTTTCTTCCTTCTTATACATCACGCCACTCATCACTGCTTACCTCCTCTGATCTCTTTGATTCTGTCCTTGATTGCCTTAAACATGTTTCTGAAAAATTCTTTAACTTTTGTCATGATGCTTCCTCCTTTTAGAAATATAAAAAGCAAGAGGACCTGATCATTTCGATCAAGCCCTCAAGCTTTGGTTACCATTACTTATTTCTGTGTTTCTTAATTATCTTTGCAATCAATTGCGCAATTTTGATGATGCAATAGACCAGCATACACGACTTGGTTACGATGTTTATTACTGGCTGATTCAGAATATCACACGCCAGGTCTACTAATCCCGTCGCACGATCATTCGTTATCGTCATAATAAACACGCCCAGTCCATATAAACTGAACGCACCCATCACGATCCATTTCGTTGCTTCTTCGATTACATTAACAAGTTTCTTCATAGTTACACCTCCATAATGTAATAAGTTATTTACCATTAAAAAGGTTGTAAATCCTGCGGTTAGTCGGACACGAACACTTCAAAATCGCCGTATTTTCGAATATCGTCAATCGCATCGTCCGCCAATTTCTGATAGAACGACCGATCAATCATATCGTTTTGTTCCTTATACGGTAAATTCCGAAGCGTCTCTGATTCCAACCAGCGATATCCGGTGCTTCCTTGGGTTGCATACCGCTTTCCGTTTTGGACTCGGTACATGACACCACCGCCTAATCCTTTCTTTACTGGTGTGAACTGACCGACACGTCCGATAAAGGACAGTTTATGGTTCTCATTTATGAACTGCGTCAGCTCATCTTGTCTTCCAGGATCGAGTTCCTTTTTCTGCAGCTTTGCAAGTTCTTTTTCAGCATCCGTAGTATCTGGCAAATCCTCATTCATATCGAGATAGATATCACCAGCTTTTGTCTCGAATGTTTCGCAGAAGTCGTCAAACTCAAGCGGCTCTTTCGTAAACACCGTTTTGAAAATATAAGGGACTTTGAATTCATCCCCGGTTGCTGTCCACCCGCGTTCGCTTCCTTCCCAGCCTTCCTTATTCTCGTCCGGAATATAACCGTAAAGCTCCTGGCATTTTTCAGGCTTTGCAAATCGAGCAATATAGGTGGACTTGTTCACGAGGCACATTCGATCATAGGTTGCCTCATGCTCAAATGTGTATCCGTAACGTTTTCCGAAGTTTATGATAAACTCAATGATCTCTGGCGTTGCATCTGGCACCTTAATCGAGTCGGTCTTAATATGAGCGACAGTAAACCCTCGATCCTGTACGGCATGTTTCAGATCAATCATAAAGAGTTCACCGCGCTTTGCCACGATGTTGTCAACATTTCTCTTATCACGGAATGGATTGTCAAACTTCGCAGACGTTAGCCCATATACCGAATTGATTGCGGTCTTTAGACCATTTGCAAGGACCTTATTCGAGATCTCACCTCGTTTGATCTTTTCAATATATGGCACGATCCATTCGCCGCACAATTCAATAGCTTTGTCATACTCTTTATGCTTGATATATACTCGTGCCTCGACAAGAGATCTGAATATCAACGTATACCGTGGTCCAAACAGACATTCCGCAATGACCGAATGCGGATGCATAGACGCGATGTCCAGCAGCGCCACGTTACGCCAAATGCCTGTCTCAGAATAGACATAGCCACCCTCGCCAAATTCTTCTCCGCGGTAATACGATTTGCCATAGCGATACTCGTACCCTTCGAAATATGGAAGAAGGCTCTTCTCTTTTCCGAATGGCTGCGCCATCATCTCCGGGCAAGTCTTCTTTAAGAACTGAAGCTCTTCTACCGGGAGTTCATGCACTGGAAGCGCCATGTTACGATAACAGAATTCGCTTTGTGGGTTCTTATTCTTACCAAATATCATGGCTTCGGTCAGTGTATTCGTGGTCGAGTTAACTGACATCTTTGTCCAATCGGCAAGAATCTCTCTGGCTGTCCAGTCCGCTTCCAGATAATCGAAAGCTTTCTCGGTTGCTACGACATCGTTTTTGCAATAGGATGCTACCGTTTCCCACATATTCTCTGGAACTGGCTGATCCCATGGAAGACCCAACTCTTTATGATGGATCTTCATCTCAATTTCAAGTTTCTTAAGGGACTTCTTATTGGATGAGGAAGCAAAGTCATAGATATCCGTATAGCTCAGATTGTATGCTTCGCCAAAGAAACAGTTTCTGTCACCAGACACAATCTTTTTTGACAGGTTGTATAGCTCCTTTGGAGAATATCCAAGCATACACGCATACATGATATGGTTATCATATCGACGACAGTTAAATCCTACTAGATCATACTTCAGTAGCATTGAAATATCATCTGGTGTCGGATTTATTAAGACCTGTACTGGATTCTCATCTCCTGGCAATTTCCAGCATACAACAAACAGATTTGGGAATACTTCAGTGTCGAAGAATATAATGTTTGCCCCGTCTGTTTTAACGTCATCTACTGGATCGTCAGATTGAAAATGCATCTTATTGATTTGCTTGAGGCAATACTCTGAGTTGTGGGTAGAGCCTGCTGCAAAGCTTATGATTTTAGGCCTTAAATCAGTTACATCGTATTTGACTTTGCTGTTGTACGCATCATCCAGAATCTTGACAATGAAGTCGATGCTCGGTTTGGTATTTGGATGGATCTCACGCGCCAAACATTTCTTAATCGTTGTCCGGATTCCTTTTTCAACGGTTACAATTTTGTCATTCACCACTTGCTTCTTCTCCTTCTTAGGAAGGCCTGAAGAGATCTCTGAAATATCAAGATCGTTGCACTTCGTCAGCATTCTCCTTAACGACGAATCACCGATCGAGAGTTTGATCTCTACGTGATCGTCCGCTATAGAACTGACCTCTGATATATCGCCATGATAAATATAAGTGAGATGAATTCCTTGTCCAGATTTGCTTAATTCGGCATAGGTCTTAGGCCATTTACTTGCTGCCAAGGCATTTCGTTCATAACACTTATTGCCTTCATCGTCAGGAATATCAAAGTCAACTGTTACAATCCAAGTCGGGCATTGCACGTAGTGCAATCGTTTCGTATCCAGATCTTTCAGAGTCGTTTTGCAATTCTTCCATTTGACAATTGGCGTTCCGGATTCTGATGCGTACTGCGCTGGCTGATCTTTTAACAGTTCATCCAGTTTTGATGGCTGTTCTTTAAATATCAACCAATCCGCTATAGTATCGGAATCAGTCCCTTCGTCTTGTCCTTCTGGAGAGAATTTATCAAAATTAAAATCTTTGTAATAATTCCGGTAGTACTGATCCCCGGCATGATATCTTTCATAGTATTCTTTAAAGTAATTTTTCAACTCCTCTCTAAATATCCGCTTTGGATAAGTGAACGTCACTTTGGAGTCGTCGCAGTATGTCTTGTACATCTCCCATGCTGCTGTGAGTGTAACGTTTTTATTCTTCGCAAAGACTGGATAATTGTCTTCTACAAAGTTGTAGAAATCGTTCGACGCTCCAAGCATCGACGTTGGAATATAAGAGTCGTATTTGCCAGGGTCATTCTCATACACATCAAGACAATGTTTAGCAATTGCACCGAGTTCGAATTTTACCTGGCTCATCGTATTCTTATAATCTGTTGCTGATAGTTTCTCGCCAGAGGGACGAATATCAATCAATCTTCGGATTAGACCAGACTTAGCGTCGGTGATCTTTACCGGTTTGTTGGTTCCCATGAAGAGGAAACAATTGAATCGGTTCGAATACGTCGCCTTGAATTTCTCATTCACAGTCATGTCTTCATGTGATACAAGACTGTTTAATCGAGTGTTGTCTTCGATCCTTGACAGATCCCCGTCATGTTGAATCGCAACTAACGGGTTCGATTTGAATGGCTCCAAGGCAAACGTACTATTTGCAGAACCAAGTGCTTTGGCATCGAAAACACAGTAATATCCGTTGAACAGCCATTGAATGATGTTCAATATCGTAGATTTACCAGTGCCAGCGGCACCATACAGAACTACAAATTTCTGAATCTTTTTGCTGTCTCCGGATATAATAGACCCAATAGCCCATTCAATCTTTTCTCGTTCTTCTGGTGAATACAAAGTTTTAATTAGATGGTCGTATGCTGAAATATCACCAGCCTTTAAAGGATAGTCCAGTTGT